GGGCGAGAACATCCTCATCCGCGCGATCCGGAGCACGTCCGTTTTCGGCTTGGCGGAGTTAATACAAGAGGAGCGCACGTTCGACTTTATCTACATCGACGGCTCGCACATCGCCCGGGATGTGCTGATCGACGCGTGCATGTCGTGGCCCATGCTCAAGAATGGCGGGGTCATGGTCTTCGACGACTACATGTGGGCGGGCTCACCCCTGCTCCTGCACCGGCCCAAACCAGCAATCGACGCGTTCACATCGATCTTCGGTCAGGAGCTGTTGCTTTTGCACAACGGCTACCAGGTCGCAATTAAAAAGGTGACACCATGAGCAAGGTCATACTGACGGAGGTGCACGGTGAGTCGGGGGATCTGCTTAAGATCGTGGTGACACACCCCGGTGGCGAGCACGCCTACGACTTCCTGTGGACGCAGGACGAGCCGAACACCCCCAAGAACCGGCACGAGTTCCGGCTTTGGGTGTCCCGCTTTTTGGAGAACAAGGGCCTTTGCGCTGAGTGACTGCCGGCGATGCCGGGGGTCGCGGGGGTCTAAACGTACTTATTCATTTTCTTTTTTCTTTTTTGTAAAATAAAAGTTGGAAGTGACCCGATATAGACCCCCGCAACCCCCGGCACCCCCGGCACTGAGAGGATAATTTATGGAAAAACCGGCAAAAATTGCAGTTGACTTCGAGCGGATACCGTTCGAGCTCAAGAAGATCCCGAGGTGGGTCATGTGGAGATTCGTGGAGATCGGGGAGGGAGAGAGCCGTCGCTGGTCCAAACTGCCAGTGCAGTCGAACATGCACGCGGCGAGCAGCACCAACCCCGGCACGTGGACAGACTTTCTGTCCGCGCAGAACGCGTACCAGACTGGCAGATTCGACGGTGTGGGCTTCGTATTCGACGGATCCGACGGGCTCGTTGGTGTCGACCTCGACGACTGCTACGCTGAGGGCCAATTTACCTGCCCAGAGGCCGCCAGAATGGCTCAGTCGATACCTGGGTACCTGGAGGTCTCCCCGAGCGGCACAGGCGTCAAAATATTCACTCTGGCGGCCATCCAGTCAGCGCACGTTGACCACGAGAAGGGCCTCGAGATCTACCCACGCGGAAGGTACTTCACGGTGACAGGCCAAAAATTGGGTGGGGACATTCCCGCGTCCCCAATTGATCTGTCCCCATTTATCCCCGAGCGCACCGTCCGGGTCACAGGGGACGCGTTCGCGGACTACACACCGCCCGTGGCCGAGTACGACGTCGCGCGTGTCGAGGAGGAGCTTCTCGCTCACCTGGACGCCAACTGCGGTTACGCGGACTGGCTACGCGTGGGCATGGCGCTCCACCACCAGTTCAACGGGGACGTGGAGGCGTGCGAGGCGTGGGATCGTTGGTCCTCGACCACCGAGGGTAGCTACCACCCCGGCGAGTGCGCCAGGAAGTGGGACAGCTTCACCAAGGGCAAGGGCTCGACACTGCGCTCGATCATATTCGAGGTGAACCAAGTAAAAAAGTCAGAGGCTCTCGCCCGGGGTGATATAGTGCTCGACCCGGCCCCGCTCGGCCACGCTGGCGAGTACCTAGAGTCCGAGCACACGAACGAGGAGGGGACCACGCTCGTGCACTACGCCTCCGAGTTCTTTAAGTACACGGGGAACTGCTACGAGTCAGTTGAGGACGCGACCATACGGTCGAAGATGTACAACTTCCTGAACAAGTGCAAGAAGACCGACCGCCGGGGGAACCTGATACCGTTCGCCCCGACCCCGCCATCGGTGAGCGCGGCGATTGACGCTCTGCAGGCGCTGACGCACCTGCCCCAGGCCGCGCACTCGCACCCGCCGGTGTGGCTCGCGGGGTTCGAGAAGAACCGGCCGGAGGCCTCGAAGCTGATCAGCCTGAAGAACGGGCTCTTCCACCTCGAGGACTCGGTGCTCCTGCCGCACACGCTCGGGTTCTTCACGCTGAACAGCCTGCCGTTCGAGTACGACCCGGAGGCCAAGTGCCCGGTGTGGGAGGGATTTCTCGAGCAGCTGTGGGGTTACGACCGCGAGTCGATCGACACGCTGCAGGAGATCTTCGGGTACATACTCTCGGGCGAGACCGACCAGCAGAAGTTCTTTAACATCATCGGACCCCGCCGATCGGGCAAGGGAACAATTAACAAGGTGCTCGTGGACCTGCTCGGTCAGCACAACACGGTCGCGCCGGAACTGGGAGAGCTCTGTGACACGTTCGGACTACAGCCATGGCTTGGCAAGCTACTTGCATCGTTTACGGACGCGCGTGCGCCGGAGAGGAACCGCTCTGCTGTTGTTTCTCAGCTTCTGCGTATTGTTGGTGGTGATACCGTCACTGTGAACCGCAAGAACAAGGAGGCCTGGAACGGGTACCTGCCAACGCGTATCGTGATCTACTCGAACGAGGTCATGCAGCTCACAGAGAACAGCAACGCTCTCACGGGCCGTATGATCGTTCTCAAGATGACGAACTCGTTCTACGGGCGCGAGGACACGCAGCTCTCCGCCAAGCTAAAGGCGGAGCTCTCCGGGATATTTAACTGGAGCATGGTCGGCCTGCGGCGCAGGGCAGAACGTGGTGGCAAGTTCCAGCAGCCCAAGTCAGGTACCGAGCTGCTGAGGGTCATGGAGGAGCTATCCAACCCGCTCGGATCGTTCTTTGATGACGTGCTCGTGCTCGACCCGTTGGGCGAGGTGCCCAAGGACGACCTGTACCACGTCTTCAAGAAGTGGTCAGTCAATAAGGGCATTCACCCGGGCACCGACCTAACGTTCAAGCGCAAGTTCCTGGCGGCGACCGGCGACAAGCCGATACGTGCCGCGGAGGTTCGCGAGGACGGTGGCAGGGTCCAGGTGTACCAGGGCATACGGCTCACACAAAAGGCTCAGACCTACGTGGACAGCCTCAACGATTCACTTATGAGAGAGGACGCGCTGTGATTATTGGGATAGGTTCTGACATTGTCAGCGTAGAGCACATAGCCAACTGCTACAAAAAGCAGTCCTGGGCTTTCGTGCACAGGATCCTGGGCAAGCTCGAGCTGGACTACTTCGCGCAGATCTCCGACAACCGCGCAATGTCGGTGAGCTACCTGGCTCGCCGGTTCGCGGCGAAGGAGGCCGCGCTGAAGGCGCTGGGCACGGGCATCACCCCGGAGATGGACCTGAGAGACGTCCAGATACTGAACGACTTCAAGGGTAAGCCCGAGCTGCGCATAGAAAAGCCTGGCTTGTTTCCAAACCGCGCGCACGTTACAATCACGGACAATCACCGCGACGTTGTCGCGTTCGTCATACTGGAGAAAATATGAACGAAATGCACCCATCTGGCATGACCCAGGAGCGCTGGGACTGGCCATTCAAAACAGCCGAGGAGCGCAAGCTCGTCGTGAAGTACTACAAGAAGCAGGGCAAGGTGGACCCGGTCCAAGAGTACGGGGAGGCGCCGCTATGAGCATCGTAGGACGAATCGGGAAGTGGACATCAAAGGCCGCGATCGAGGAGGCGCTGCAGCACGTGGGCGACGAGGATCCGGTAGTTATTGTCAGCATCAGCAGGTCCGACCAGCAGATGCGCTACTGGACCGCGAACAGCACCAACATGGAGGCTAACTGGATGGTGGACAACATCAAGGACGACGTTATGGGAGGGCGGCTATGAGCAAGGCTAAATACTATGATGATGAGGACGACGACATTCAAGTTTACAAAATATCGGAGCCTAATGTGTCTTACACCGGAAACGGGACCGCAACGACTAAAGGAGAAGAACACATGACAGACGTCGTAAACCACCCACCGCACTACAAGGACGGCGGGATCGAGACCATCGACTACATACGAGCCAAGAACCTTAACTACTACCGCGGAAACGCCATTAAGTACATATCCCGCGCCGGTAAAAAATCAAAGTGCCCAGTTGAGGATCTCAAGAAGGCGGTGTGGTATCTCAACTATGAAATTGAAACTTTGGAGAATGACAAGTGAACCTAGTAGAAAAGCAATACATCGTCACGAACGGCGGCGCTGGTGAGTTCGTCCTCTGGATGTTGCTAGTCATCGTAATCGGAATCTTAATCGGCATGTGGGAGGACAAGAATGGCAGAGGCAGGTAAGGGATCGCGGCACCGTCCGGTGCTGGACCAGGCCACGTTCGACAAGAGCTGGGACCGCATATTCGGCGGCACCAGCTCCCCGTGCGTGGACGTGTGCGACATGGACTACGCGGCAAATATATGCCGCGGCTGTTATCGGACCATGGACGAGATCTCCACGTGGGGATTCTCAAACGAGGACGAAAAGCAGCGCATCCTCAAGAACACAGAGGAGCGCAAACAAAATGCCAAAAGTAACCACGCTTAGCCTTGCGGACCTGCTCAAGGCGCAGACCCAGACCGACGCCGACCTAGCGTTTGCGAAGGTACTGGACCTCATGGAGGAGCACGGGGTCTGCTATTGCCGGTTTACAAAGGAGGACGGGGTCCAGATCATCAGCCCCCGCTACAATCAACGCATATCAGGGGTTATATCGGATGCCTAAGAACTGGGGTTACTATCACGTCGACTGCGGGCACTTCCCATCGCAGATCAAGCTCTGCTTTTCCAACGAGATGTTCCAGAAGGTCCTCGCGGATCACGGCATCGCGGAGAAGGCGACCGCGCTAGACGAGGGGATCGCCGAGACACACTACCTGACCGACGGCAAGCACGCCGTGATCATCATGGCGTTCGATTTGAAGGAGTGCGTGGACGAGGACCCAGCGTTCCTGGCCGGAGTCATAGCGCACGAGGCGACGCACTGTGTGTGCAGGATATTCGAGCACATCGGCGAGGCACCGGACGAGATCGGCGAGGAGTCGCGCGCGTACCTGACCGAGCACATCGTCAAGCAGATCACGACGGGCATCCAAGTGGAGATTGATAAGAATGCTAGAAAAGAGAATCGAGCAGCATCTAGGCAAAAGAGTCAAGGAGCTGGGGGGTCTCAGCCTAAAGTGGATAAGCACGATAACGGGGGTCCCGGATCGGATTGTGTTTCTGAAAAATCAGATCCACCTGGTCGAGCTAAAAACAGAGAAGGGAAAGCTGTCAGCAAGGCAGCACGTCGTGTTCAAAGAATTATCAGATCTAGGCTTTCCGGTAACCGTCTTAAGGTCTAAGGAGGACGTTGATGAGTTCATTCAAGGAAAAAACTTATTGGGCGAACTACTTTTCAACGAAGAAAGGTCATCTAAAGTCTTACAGAAACGCTGCGATGCAGAGGGCTAGATTAAAAAACATACCATTTAATTTAACGATCGAGCACATTGAGTCTATAGCAACGGACGAGTGTCCTATTTTTAAGATGCCTTTTGTTTGGGGGAGGTCCGGCAGGGGCCATGGCAAATCCAGAGGACCTTATGCCCCATCTCTTGACAGAGTAATACCAGAGCTTGGATATGTTGAGGGGAATGTAGTGTTCATCTCTCATTGGGCCAACAAGATAAAACAAGACGTCACCGAAAAAGAACTGTACGCCGTAGCCGACTGGCTACACGACAAACGAAAGGAAGTACTAAATGCTTTCAAGGAACAACCTACACCCGTACCAAGACCGCCTGATACACCTGGCCGGAAGGGTCCCGCACATGGGGCTGTTCATGGAGCCGGGCCTGGGGAAGACTGTGACGGCTCTCACCATTATCAGGCAAACCCCGAACTCGGGTCGGACTTTGGTCATTGCACCTAAGCGAGTCGCTGAGTCAGTCTGGGCCCAGGAGTGCCAGAAGTGGGATCACCTCGAGGACACGCGAGTTATCAAGCTCATGGGGACCCCAAAGGAGCGCCTCAGCGGGCTCTACACGTTCGACGCGGACCTGTACATCATCAACGTCGACAACGTCCCCTGGCTGATTGAGAACTGGATGCCGGGCCTCTTCGAGAACCTGATCGTTGACGAAAGCTCCAGGTTCAAGGACCCCAGCACGAAGAGATTCAAGGCGCTTAAGAAGGTGCTCAAGGACTTCAAGAGACGTCTGATACTGACCGGCACCCCAACGCCCCAGGGTGTGGGCGACCTCTGGGCCCAGGTTGGCATTCTGGACATGGGGGCTCGATTGGGGAAGACACTGACCGCGTTCCGTGACGAGTACATGTACGCAGCGGAAAGGAACCGGCACACGAACGTGGTCTACAAGTGGGCTGTTAAACCCGGCATGGAACGTCAGATCATGGACAGAGTCTCAGACATATGCTTCAGCCTGCGCGCGGAGGACTACCTAACGCTGCCCGCCCTGACGAACTTGTACCATACAATTACGTTATCGTCGGAGGTCATGGCTAAGTACAAACAACTTCGTAGGGAGATGGTGAGTGATATTGATGGAAAAGAGGTCACAGCGGTATCGGCGGCTGCGCTTGCGAACAAGCTGCTTCAATTTACGAGCGGGACAATTTATTCGGAGGAGGGCGATGCTGTTTCACATAGTGAAAAGCTGGAGTACCTTGAGTCGCTGGTCGAGGAGAACCCTCACCCTACTCTTGTCTTTTATCACTACAAGACCGCGCTAGAGAAGATAAAGCAGGCGTTCCCCGAGGCCCAGGTTCTGTCGGACGACAACCTAGACATGTGGCGCGCTGGCAAGATCAAGATCATGCTCGCGCACCCGCAATCTGGTGGCATCGGGCTGAACCTGCAGTGCAACGCGGGGCAGCTGGCCCAGGTTGTGTGGTATGATCTACCGTGGAGCTCGGAGAACTACATCCAGGCCAACGCTAGGGTCTACCGCCAGGGCCAGGAGAAGCCCGTGATCATTCACCACCTGCTAGCTAAGGGTACGATTGATGAGCGGGTTATAAAGGTCCTGGAGGGTAAGATAACCGGCCAGGACGCGGTCATGGAAGAACTAAAAATGGAGGTTTAATTGGACAAAGTAGAACTAACAAACGAGTTAATAAGGATCGCCAAGCCAGCGGGGATAAACATTGTCAAGGCTACATCTCTCGACCAGGAAACGCGCAGCCTGAACCTGGACAGCCTGGACACTTTGATGTTTACGATTTACCTGGCCGACCTGTACGGGATACCGGAGGAGAAGCTCAAGGAGCTCAGCCCGATGCGAGTCACGGAGCCAGACGGATCCCAGCGCCCGAGCATGACACTGAAGATGATCTTCGACTTTGTCGACAAGCACAAGACCAAGGAACCAGAGAACCTAGCGGAGGCAGTCAAAAACCTAAAATGAGAATCTACCTGACCAAGTACGAGACCATGAGCACGGAGGAGACCCATGTGATCTCAGACGCCGTGTTCCCCCAACGAGTGCACTGGTTCCCCGAGACCTATGAAAAGACCAAGACGGGCATGTTCCAGGCGCCCAAGAGGGTTGTCGACCGCTTGATTACCCCGAGCATCATAGAGCACGTCTGCAAGAACAAGGCGCCTGGCAAGGTGGGGTTCATACTTGCTGGTGGGTCTCAGGTGTGGGGGACCGGAGGCGTTCCGCTGTACGATAAGTGCCTCACCAACTCTCTTGCGTACTCGTACAAGGTCGAGGTGCTAAACGTCACCAACATATTTGGGGCCAGGGTAGCGTCGCAGCTAAGCGCCAACGACTACGTGGCGACCGATGCCAGCACCTGCGCGTCAAGCCTAAAAGTTATGATGGACGTGAGGCACCTCATACGCGACTACGACTTCGACCGAGTGTACGTGCTCGGGATAGAGGACTCGATATGCAACACGGTGCTTAACTTCTTTGGCTCGGCGAAGGCCAACATCTGCCTGGACGATTACGAAAAGGGTGCTCGGCCCTCTGCGTTTGATTCCAGCAACGGAGGGTTCTATCTTGGCCAGGGTGGCGTTCTAGCCGTGTTCGAGTCGGAGAGGTCAGTGGCCGCTTGCGACTCCCCGGTCCGTGCTGAGCTGCTTGGCGCTTACACAGCTGCCGAGGATAACACTAACCCGCTGGGCCAGCGCGCAGACGGAAAGGGCTACAAGCGAGCCATAGAGGGCGCGACAAAAGGGTTTGACCACGGAGAGATCAAGATAATTAAGACGCACGGCACCGGCACGTTAATTAACAATTTGTCGGAGCGTTCAGCGATCGAGCACTACTTTGATGATTTTGTGGCCACGTCGTACAAGCAAAGGATTGGCCACACCGTGGGGGCCAGTGGTTTGCTGGAGACCTGCTTGCTGTTAAACGATATAAAAAATGACGTTATCCCTGAAATTATAAATAGGACCGAGTATGATAATAAGTTCACGTCTTTCCCACAAAAGCCACCCAAAGGTCTCATGCTCTCCCTTGCGGCGGGGATGGGGAATACCTATTCCGCAGCGTTATTTAGCCCTACATGAAATTTTAACGCACAAGAAAAAGTGCTGCGCCGCCCCTCGTCTGTCGGACGAGGAGCCGGACCTGATGGAGCAGGAAGACGTTGAGGGCATCCAGAGCCAGGAGTCGGATGGGTGGCTGCCATGGACTAACGAGGACATGATAGACATCAAGCGAGTCATGGAAACAAAGATGCCGGTTAAGCAGAGAGAAATACTTGAGGCATTTTTGATGGGCAACAACGCCGCTGACATTGATGTAACCGAAAAGTATTGGCGGTATCACCTAAAGAGAGCGTTTAATCTTATTAAGATGGAGCTTGGCGCACAATGAAGCACTACGATAAACTACAACAACTTGAGAACATCAGCATAGACTTGGAGGTATTCGCCAGCGCCGTTCGCGTGATGTCGTTTGGTGCGCCAGAGGCTAACAAGCGAGACTCGGACAACATGATGCACCACATCTCCTCCGAGCTCGACAAGATAAACGACAGACTACTTGAAGTGTTTGATAATTTATTCCAAGCGATTAAAGAGGAGGGTTTAAGTGAGACCAGTAAAAAGACCAAGCGAAACAAGGTTTGAGCTTGAGGACGCGATCATGCGCCTGTGGAGCTCTGACCAGGACGTGGAGACTGTGTTCAAGTACTACTACGACCGCCAGGGAGAGGTTGACGTTGAGGAGATGGCTAACGCTCTGCTGGGCATAAAGCAACTGATCCACATGCGCGGGGAGCTCGCGTTTGAGATATTTGAAAAATTGGTAAAGGAGAAACAACTATGAACCGCGAGATGAGAAGGCTGCTGGCAAAGCAGATGAAGCCCATGAAGGACCCCATCAAGGAGGCCCAGCGTGTCGAACGAGCCTCTGCCATGACCAAGGTCCTGGTCAACCAGGCCCTGGGCACCGTCAAGGCGGCCAATACACCGCCGGACACCAGCAAGAAATCCAGGAAAACCAATAAATTTTTCAGGGCCATAATGGGTTGGCTTTTGCATAAGTAGAAGTAGGGCACGTCGGGAGACGCCCCTTTTTACACAACACAGAAAGGGAGAGCATGGAAGGCTTTAAGAAATTACCAAAGATGTCTAACGGCAGGCAACCCCCAAAGCCGCCAGGGCAAATTATGCCGGCTCCCGTTCGCCCGTTTAACCCGATGAGCCCACCTAAAAAAGAGGGTGTACGCGGGTCAGGCAAGACGCTATCAGAGCTCATGGGCATGGACAAAAAGAAAGAGGGAGGCTCCGCGAAGCCCGGCCTCTATGCCAACATCGCGGCTAAGCGTGAGCGGATTGAAAAAGGATCCGGCGAGAAGATGCGCCAGCCTGGGCAAAAGGGAGCCCCCACCGCGAAGGCATTCAAAGAGTCTGCGAAGACCGCTAAAAAGTAATGGCCGCAAAACAAAAGTACACGTTCACGCCCGATATGTGCGACAAGCTCATCGAGATGGGCAAGCAGGGCGCATCCCAGAAGATGATGTGGTCCGAGCTGGGCATATCCAAGGACGTCGCCGATAACTGGAAGAAGAAGTACCCAGAGTTTTCGGACGCTCTTGGCGTGGCCCTGGTCCACTCCCAGGCGTACTGGGAGCGTGAGCTGCTGGCCAACATAGGGAACCGAGCGTTTAACTCCAGGATCGCGGAGATAGCTCTCCGGGGCCAGTTCCCCACGGACTACAAGGAGACCAGGGAGCAAAAGATTGACGTCAAGGCAGACGTGGTCGTGGACTTCACCGGGGCCGTCAACGACCTGATCTCCAAATTAAAGGAAGCTAAAGAATAGACTTACGTAATTAAAGAATACCTTAGTAGGTTAGTCAACTATTAAACGGGACAGCCCAAAAAGCTGTCCCGTTTTGCATTAGTAGTAATACAACTTAACCGTCAAACAGGAAAACAGACATGACCGCTCACGCCGTTTTATCCGCCTCCGCGTCCAAGCGCTGGCTAACATGCACACCCTCGGCCCGTCTCGAGGCCACCCTTCCCGAGTTAAAAAGATCCTCTGGCAGCTTTGATTACAGCCAGGAGGGCACCATGGCGCACTCCCTGGCCGAGGCTAAGCTGCGGCACCACTACGGCCAGATTAGCCATGAGGAGATGAGCCGTGAAACTGAGATCATCAAAGCAACCCCCTACTACAATAAGGAGTTTGAAGAGTATGTGGACAACTACGTTTTATATGTACGCAGTCAGATTGGTGACGGCGATCGGCCGTTATTTGAGCAACGCGTGGATTATTCTGACTGGGCTCCTGACGGATTTGGTACTGCTGATGTCGTGGTACTGTCGCAGCACAAGGTTAGAGTCATCGACCTTAAGTTCGGCAAAGGCATCCCCGTCGAAGCCAAGGACAACTCGCAGCTCAGGCTCTACGCGCTCGGCGCCTGGAGCAAGTTCAAAGACGAGTACCCGGAAATCAAAGACGTCGAGTACACCATCGTCCAGCCAAGGCTCGACAGCATCACAACCGACGGCACCTCGATCGCGAGGCTCGTCGACTGGGCGAACTACTTCGTCAAGCCAAAAGCCAAAAAGGCCTGGGCGGGCTCGGGCGAGTTCGTAGCAGGGGATCACTGCCAGTTCTGCCGGGCAAAGGCCGTGTGCCGAGCCAGGTCAGACTTTGTGAACGAGATCGCGTCCCTGGAGTTCAGGGAGCCGGCGCTCCTGAGCGACGAAGAGATCGAGGTGGCATTTTCCCGATCGGGTCAGTTAAGGTCCTACGTGTCTGATTTGGAGGATTACTTTACCGATCGGGCAATAAACCAGGGTGTTACCCCTCGGGGATACAAGCTTGTGCCCACAAAGACACACCGCCGGATCAGCGACGAGCCATTGGTCGCCAAGATATTGCTTGACAAAGGCTACAAAGAGGAGGAGATTATGGAACCCGCCTCTCTAAAATCAATAGCAAAATTAGAGAAGCTGGGCAAGAAGGGCTACATGTCGGATCTTCTATCGGCGTTTGTTGTTAAGCCGGAGGGGACCCCCAAGCTGGTCAAGGACGAGAACAACGCCGCGGAGGATTTTAAGTGAGCAGACGACAACAGATAGCGGACAACTACGTGGGTGGAGATGAGTTCCTATTCATGGACCCCGAGTACTTTGACGAGGCCATCATAGGGGTAGCGTCCAACTCGGTTGGCATGTCGGCCGTAGCGTACAGCGAGCCAAAGGTGATTGATCTCTTAATCAAGCACGATAGGATGACCCCGGACGAGGCGATGGAGCACTACCAGTTCAACATCCTTGGCGCTTACTTGGGAGAGAACACCCCTGTGTTCATTGACGACAGTGTGCTAGAATGAGCCCTCACATCTTCTTGAGCCTGGTTGGTTTGATGTACATACTCACCACGCTCTCGTACTTTAAGGTGCGTCGGATTGGTATGATGGTGGCCTTTATAGGTTACACTATCGGACAGATCGGGCTTATAATTGACTCGTTTGAGGTCGGTGATAAGTCAGAGTAGTAACCGGGACAGGCCCACCGGATCTCAGGGCCATGACGTTAAACAAGGAGCCTAGTATGGCAAAGTCAGTAAAAGTGGTAACAAATAAAGTTCGTTTTTCGTACGCGCACGTGTTCGAGCCCCAGGCAGCGCAAGAGGGTGGCAATCCAAAGTACTCCCTGTCGATCATCATTCCCAAGTCAGACAAGGACACAATCGATCGCATCAACAAAGCTATCGAGCAGGTCAAGGAAGACAACAAGTCCGTATGGGGTGGCAGCATTCCCAAGGGACTCAAGGGGGGACTGCGTGATGGTGACGCCGAAAAGGATGATCCTGCGTACGCAAACTCTTTCTTTATCAACGCCAACAGCCAACAAAAGCCGGGCGTGGTTGACGCGGACCTGAACCCAATCCTGGACAGGGCTGAGTTCTACTCTGGTTGCTACGGTCGTGTATCCATCAGCTTTTTTGCTTACAATAGCAACGGGTCAAAGGGCGTTGGTTGTGGTTTGAACAACATTCAAAAGACAGATGACGGTGAGAAACTTGGCGGCGGATCTTCAGCGGCCGATGACTTTGCCAATTAACAAGGAGACAAGCATGTCAAAAGCAGTTAGTTTAGATTTCTCAAAGTTCTTTCCAACCGACCAGTCGTTTGTCGCTGTGAAAGCCCGCGCGTCACAGGGTGATGATTTTTATGTTAACCTGGCTTTTGGTGATGGCGAGAACAAGGTAACCTACTACGCGAGCGAGCACAACGCGAAGGAGGTTATGAAGCAGATGCAGTTCATGCTCGAGGGTTTGGAGAAGAGCATGGAGTTCTTGCAAAAGGCAATCACTCTGCCGGTGTCGCCAGAAGAGATCAGCCCCGTATTCAAGTGGTTCGATAACGCCCAGGCCGCAGTAGCTAAGGCCCCGGTTATGAAGGCCACAAAGAAAAAGAAGAGCGCAGTAAAGTAAGTTGTTTTGCACCGGCTGCCGGCAGAGTACCGCCGGCAGTTTTTCCCTAACACACCAAGAAAAGAACCATGGATCAATACCAAGAATACATTGCAGCCAGCCGTTACGCCCGATTCATTGACGACAAGGGCCGCCGCGAGCAGTGGGGCGAGACCGTAGCGCGGTACGTTGACTACGTCTTCTCACGCACCCCGGCGATTAAGGACAACACAGAACTCAAGGATCGCATCTACAAGGCAATCTACGACATGAAGGTCATGCCCTCGATGCGCGCCATGATGACAGCCGGAAGGAGCGCAGACCGTGACAACACCTGTATCTACAATTGTTCGTATCTCCCCGTCGACGACCCGAAGTCTTTCGATGAAGCTATGTTCATCCTGCTCTGCGGTACTGGCGTCGGGTTCAGCGTTGAATCTAAATACACTTCTCAGCTGCCCGACGTGCCGGAAAAGCTTTTTGAAAGCGAACATGTTATCGCTGTCCACGACTCAAAAGAAGGGTGGGCAAAAGCCCTCCGGCTCCTTATCGCGCATCTATACGCTGGCGAAGTACCTAAGTGGGACGTCAGCAAGATCCGACCAGCTGGCGCCAGACTCAAAACCTTCGGGGGCAGAGCTAGCGGACCGGGACCCCTCGTGGACCTATTCTCGTTCGCGGTTAACACCTTCAAGAACGCCCAGGGACGAAAGCTAAACACCCTGGAGTGCCATGATCTGATGTGCAAAATTGGCGAGGTTGTGGTTGTGGGCGGCGTTCGCCGCTCGGCCATGATCTCTTTGTCCGACCTGGACGACGAAAGGATTCGACATGCGAAATCTGGACCTTGGTGGGAAACTGCACCGCACCGTGCTCTCGCTAACAACTCGGCTGTCTATGGAGAGACACCAACAGTTGGTAAGTTTATGGAAGAATGGCTTAGTCTTTATAATTCTCATTCTGGGGAGCGCGGCATATTTAATCGCGAAGCCGCTAAGAAAACTGTTGCCAAGTATAGCCATCGCGATCCTAATTTTGATTTCGGTACAAATCCTTGCTCCGAAATTATTCTGCGACCCTACCAGTTTTGTAACCTTACCGAGGTGGTGGTAAGACATGACGATACGCTGGAGACTCTTAAGGATAAGGTTGAGGTGGCGACGATACTGGGAACAATTCAGTCCACCTTTACAAAGTTTCCGTATCTGCGAAAGGTGTGGCAGCGCAACACCGAGGAGGAGAGATTGCTCGGAGTGTCGCTAACGGGTATCTTCGACAATGACATGATGGTTTTGGGACTGAAAGACGTTCTTGACACGCTTCGCGAACACACTAGAAAGGTAAATCATGAGTATTCGGAAAAACTTGGCATTGAGAAATCAGCTGCAATCACTTGCGTCAAGCCGTCAGGTACGGTCTCGCAGCTTGTTGATTCCGCTTCAGGGATACACCCTCGGCACTCCAGGTTCTACATCAGACGAGTCCGGGGAGATATTAAAGATCCACTATCATCCTTCCTTATCCAGCAGGGAGTTCCGTCGGAGGCTTGCGTCTACAAACCGACGCAAACCGTAGTCTTCAGCTTCCCGCAGAAGGCCCCCGCCGGGTTGGTGCGGGACGATGTGAGCCCGATTAAACACCTGGAAACCTGGCTCGCGTATCAGCGCCACTGGTGCGAGCACAAACCATCTGTTACAATCTCGGTGGAAGAGAAAGATTGGCCCTCGGTTGGCGCGTGGGTGTGGGATCACTTCGACGAGATCTCTGGTGTAAGCTTCTTGCCTTATGATGGTGGCACGTACCGCCAGGCGCCGTATGAGGAGTGCACGGAGGAGCAGTACAACGAGCTGAAGGCTCGTGTTCCAAAGATTGATTGGAGTTTGTTTCAGGAGCAGACAGATAACGTGGAGGGCGCACAGATGTTAGCCTGTGTGGCCGGAGCGTGTGAAATTTAAGTAGTGGTTGTTCCTTGGTGTAGTGCTTGGGGGTGCTAGGCAGGCCTCGAGAGGATGTGGCAAGCGGCGTATTTTCCTGCCTTCATAACCGCGTGCAGTAGCCACAAAATCTGGCCCCCTTTTTTATAATTTCAACCGCCGATGCGTCGGCCCGCCCTAGGAGCGTTTATGACAGTCCAAGAAGTTCTCGCATTACTTACACAAGAAAAATCTAACGCGTTCAAGAATAACGCGCCACCGCCGTTCCTACACGGCATCGAGCACGCCATTGCAGTGATCCGGATCAAGCTGCGCGAGGAGACACAAGATGGCCGTTAGCATTGACTTTGAGACCCGCAGCCGGGTCGACCTGCCAAAGCTTGGCCTTGACAAGTACTCCAGGGACCCGAGCACCGAGGTGATCTGCATGGCCTACTCGTTCGGTGGGTACGAGCCTGAGATTTGGATCCCGAGCGAGGCCCCCGCGCCAGCTTGGCTACTTGACGAGACGACATCATTCGCAGCATGGAACGCCGCGTTCGAGGTGAACATTCTCCGTCACGTGCTGAAGATCCCCGTTCGCTGGGAGCAGTTCACGGACTCCATGGCCGTGGCCGCGTCCAATAACCTGCCGCAGTCCCTCGCGGAAGCTGCGATCGCTCTGAAGCTTGAGCAGCAAAAAGACGCGCTTGGTGATCGTCTGATACAGAAACTATCGAAGCCGCAGCGCAACGGTGAGTTCTGCTACGACCCCACTCTGCTGTCGCAGATGTACGAGTACTGCAAGCAGGACGTACGAACAGAGATGGCCGTTCTGAGGAAGTGCCGGAACATGTCACTGTCCGAGCAACGAGTTTGGGTTATGACGCAGAAGATCAACGACCGCGGAGTGCCAGTGGAGGTGAGCGAGCTGCAGAACGCGATAGGTACCGTGGCCGTTAACAAGGCCAAGATACAGTCGGAGATCACCGTGCTAACCGGGGGCATCACCGCTAACCAGCCAGCGAAGATAGCGCAGTGGCTGGGTGAGGCGAACATCGCGGTTGATGACCTGACCTCGGAGACGGTGCGTAAGCTCCTAGAGCGCGAGGATATACCCGAGAAAATTAGTCGGGTACTAGAGCTAAGACGTCAGGGGTCGCTCACTAGCGTGGCGAAGTTTGAGAAGATGCTACAGGTCCAGGTCGGGGGCAGGATACGGAACACCCTGGTCTACCATGGGGCTAGCACGGGCAGGTTCGCCTCCAGGGGCGGTCTTAACCTGCAGAACATAGCAAGACCCCACCTTAAGGACGAGAGCCTCCTGGAGGCCATTGAGCGCGTCCTGGTGGAGGGTCGCGGCGGTACTATGGATGAGCTGTCGAGCCTTGTGCGTAGTGTGATAAAAGCCCCCGCCGGCCGTACCTTCGTGGATGTTGACTTCTCGTCGATCGAGAACCGTGTGGCGTCATGGATAGCCGGTCAAAATGATAAGGTAGAGATGTTTCGTCAGGGTCTTGACGAGTACAAGACCTTCGCGTCCAGTAGTCTTTACCGTGTGCCATACGAGGAGGTTACCCCTGAGATGCGCCAGATCTCCAAGTCAGCCGTGCTGGGTTGCATGTTCGGGCAGGGCTCACGTGGTCTGGTCGAGTACGCTGATGGGATGGGTGTGAAGCTAACGCCTGAGCAGAGCGACCAGGCGGTAAGGGCGTACCGGGAGTCTTACCACAAAGTAAAGTCCTCCTGGTACGAGTACGAGAGGTCCGCAATCTCCGCGATAAACGTCCCGGAGACGGCAGTGAAATCAGGCCGCGTTCTCTTTAAGTTTACGAAAGGAGCTCTTCTCATGCAGCTCCCGAGCGGGCGCATCATCTGCTGGCAGAGCCCCAAAGTCGAGGCTCAGCTGACTCCCTGGGGCGAGACACGGGACGGGGTCACGGTCTTCAACCAGAACACTATGACTAGGAAGTGGGGCAGAAACAAGCTTATTGGTTCGAGTATGTTTCAGTCTGCTGTCCAGGCCACTGCGAGAGATATGCTTACCGAGTCCATGCTTCGGCTTGAGGAAAACGGATTTGAAATGGTCAACACTATTCACGACGAGATTCTCCTGTTATCAGAGGAGGCAGACGCCGGGTCCGCCTTAGATCGTGTGGTCAGCATTATGACCACGCCACCTAAGTGGGCTCCGGATTTCCCACTCGCCGCGGAGGGGTGGGTCGGAGCAAGGTACCGTAAGTGATCAGCAGTTCCACTTACGCAGTGATTTGTTGATCCTGCTGTCTGGATCGTTCGCGGTCTTCGAGGACGTGAGCTTCTTCTTCATGCCTGTCATTCGGGCGCAGAAGGAGTCACGCCTCGCCCCGCCCTCTGGCTGTGGGCGCTTCAACGTCCCACCTGTCTCCGCCTTATAAGAGGCTCTTCCCTTAGCGTTCAGCCCGCCCTCGGGGTTCTTCCCCTCGGCTCGCTGCCACGCCGGTGTCTTTCCACCCTCGGCCATCTGAGCCAGGCCACCCTCTGCCTTCTTACGTACGGTGGCCCCCGCAGGTCCAAGGTTTAGTCTGTCGATGTCGTACCCGGAGCCGAGAATGTACTTCAGGTACTCTTGAAGCTCAGGGTTTGTGAAACCTTTTTGGTACGTGTCCCGACTGGTTATCATGGACATGGGCTCGGGACCAGGTCTTCCGGTGGCCTTCATAACGTCAGCACCCCTGGTGGTGATAATACCCAATCCTCCTGGCTGCATGCTACGACCGATTCCTTGTACAATCTCGTCCCGCATCTCTCGAGGCACGACGTTCAAGACGTTTAGGTTCGTTAGTCGGTTGTAGGCATCCTCCGGTATCTGCGATACGTCAGAGTATGTCGGGCTCCAGTTCTTTGCGAACGGTTCGTAGGTGTCGTACTGACCGGGCATAACCCTTGCGCCCTCACCAAGCCCCGCTCCAAAGTCAAGACCCCTGCCTGATAGTCCGCGTTTCTGAAACTCTTCTGCGGCCTTTCTGTAGGTCGGGAGTGTACCAATAATTTGAGTGCGGGCCGCGTTCTCCGCAGGTGGCAAAGCCATCTGCATCGCTCGCTTGGTCCCTTTCAAATACTTTAATGGATTGGCCATTACAACAACCCTCCTAACATTTTGAGCCGCCGCTAGCCATGTGGGCGAGACCACCCTCCGCCTTACCTGCTCGCTCCTTACCCATTAAAATTAGATCTCTTGCTGTCTCTGGGCTTACACCTAAACGTTTAGCAGCGTTACCAATTTCAATTGCGTGTAACTCAAGTTTTGGGGCACCCACCGCGGTTTTAACGCCCGTGTATGGACCTAGCCCTCCCCAAAGAATTGCTTGAGCTGGAACAGCCTCTGTTTCCATTTCCTTTGCAATTTTTTCACGCCACCAAGGAGCCATTTGCTGAAGTTCGGGCGTAGACACACTTTCTGCCGTACTTTTGCCGGTACGGACATCAGCCAAACCGACACCTCGCGATAAGTGGGCGTCGCCAACCAAAAGATCAGTCTGAAAACCTAGTTCGGGAACACTGCTTGCCTCAATGTATGGAGGAGCCTTTGGGCTATCCATGCCGTGCAATCCGGTTTCAATATATTTATTTTGAGATTTGCTTGCTCGCGCGTGACCTACTCGACCAGGAACGGACATAAGATCTGACGGATAATTAGCAATTGAAGGTTTGTCTTCTGCTTTAATTCCGCCGTACTTCATCCACTCAGGAAAACGATTCTGCTCAGCCATCATGTGCGCTGCTGATGCTCGCCTGAACTCATTTGGAACGGGCATATTTGGCGACTCAATGCCGCCGAAAGTGTTTAATTGTCTGTACAAACGCCCAGCCTCATCTTTACCAACTAACTGCACCAATCGTTGGTACTCCGGATCCATGGTGTACCAACCGTGCATTCCTTGATACATTCCAGGAGCGCGAGTTTGCAACTCCGACATAACATCAAGTATGCGCTGCTCATTTTGTGGAGTCATAATTGACTCAACCGCTGCGCTACCCTTTGGGTTCTTTGCTGCACCTGGAATTACGCCGGGCATGTTTCCTTTACGCTTTGACATTTCATATAGGTCACCTCGGCTGACACCAAAAAGTTGTTTGAGTAGCGGACTTTCAGGCGCGGTGTTTTGAACTGCACGCTGTGCAATTATGTCAGGTCTTTCATAAATTCCGGGGTAATCCATACGCAATGGATTTTTTACTGTTTGTGTTGTTCTTGCCTTAAATCTATCAATAATGTCATCAATTGCTTTCGGTGTCTTGCCGACCGCTGTATTAACGACAGCTTTGGCCGCGCGCTTCTTTGGTGTGCCGCCGCCATCACTAAAACCAAAAACCCCCTCAGCGCTTTCTTCAGGTTGCTCTTCCTGTCTTTTGCGGCGACGGTCAAGGTATTCGTTAATAAATGGTGCCGCGGTACCAACCGCCGTCCCTAGCCCACGAGTAAGTGGGTGGGGTATCAGCGCAGCACCAGATCCGAGAGCGCCAAGGCCGCCGATTGCCGCGCCAAGGTAGTCACCCTGCTCAAATCGATTAGCCGCGTCAACGCCCTGAAAGCCCGCGCTACCGCCGGCAATTCCTCGCGCCATCCACGCTGGCACAGAGGCACCGGCGCCGCTGATTGCTTGGCCGGCGCGCTGAACTGCTTCCGGTGTCTTTGACAAAACTCTTTCCATAAACGGCCGAGCTTTTTGGGCACGCGAGTAACTTTCTATGTCCAACTTTGCTCCAGGCCCAAAACGTTGAGTTACCTTTTCTGACACTGGGCCGTGCCCTTTTGTTCTTTGGTAGATGCTTGCGGCCTCGGGCACCCCACCGGAAAAGTTTGGCTTGTTTATGTTTGCGTAGTTACGTAGCCATTTATCTCCGCTGCTCGCCCCGGTTTTGCCTGCTACGGTGGTCCTTGGTAGTGGCGCGGTGGCGCCCTTTGCAGCGCCCTCAAGTATGCGGCCCGCGGGGATCCCAGCAACTACCCCAACGGCCCCACCAAGTAAAGGACTAGATGGGCTGACGCCGGTGTATTCTTCAAATTTACTGACGCCGTCTTTTGCCTGCTCGGCCTCTTGCTCAGCACGCAGCCGGAACTCAAACTCTTCGCGCTCTTGATCTGTCATTTTAGCCCCTGGCTCTTTTTGAATTCTTGGTAACGCCTTTCTTTTTCGGGATCGTCGTATGCTTTAGTTTTTGTCGCCGACTCTTTTTCTGGGCCCTTCATCTTTCCAACCTGGGACCTGTCGAGTTTAACTTCCTCGGACATAATTGCTCTTAGCCTGTCTTCATACGATTTTACAATTGACTTGTACCTCGGGTTGTTCTTAAACGCGTTAAAGTTTGTTACGTAGCTACTTCCGTCGCCATAAATTTCGTTTAATTTTCTAAGGGTTTCCTGTCGAGCTTGCATTACCCTAGCCTTCTTGACTACCAGCTCGGCCGGGTCCTCTATTGAAATAGATCCTTCTCTAATAATTACTCGCTCGCTGTCAGACACCTGCCCCTGACCTTGTAACAATTGAGCGGTATCCAGCTCCATCTGAGCTAAGTAGCCAGCTATTTCGCGGCGTTTTGCTAGGTTCATAGTAGTTGGCAACGTTTGGAAAATTGCCTCACTTAAGCCTTTAACAGCGACGGCCCCGCTGGGGGTCGAAATACCCTGACTTATGACGTTTGCAATCGCGCTCTTTACGTTTGGTTGAGTTAATACCCCAACGACTGTTGGGTCGGACATAACCAGTTCCTCTACCCTTTTTGCTCGCGTTAGTCTTTCTGTTACGATCTTTGAGTCGGCCTCTTTTTCGTAAGACTCCCGAGCTTTTTTGTCAGTTTCTAATTTTAATTTTCCTGCTTCTATATCGGTCGCCTTCCTCACCTCTTGTGCGGTCTGAAGTTCTAATAGAGAGGGCTTAGCGCTAACGCGGGAAGGTACCGTTGTTGGTAAGGACGGTTGCGCCACGGGCGCAGGGGCGGGCTGCCCCGGCGTTGTCATAGTTGCCGGCGTCGGCGCCGGGCGCGGAGTTGGCGCAGGAGCCGGAGCGGGTGCCGCACCTTGTGGTGCCGCTGCCATTGGCGCGGGGGCGGGTGCCGCACCTTGTGGTGCCGCTGCTTTTGGCGCAGGGGCCATGCCTTGTGGTGCTGCGCCTTGTGCTTGTGGCAACGGGCGTGGTGCGGCTTCTGTGGGCGGCCTAGCTCCTGGAGCAGCTCCTGGAGCAAGGATACGCGACCTGGCGTCAATAGATGATTGTATATCTGGCCGTGGTGAGCCTGTCGAAGTGTCAATATACCCAATGTCTGGCTTATAAGACGCCGGGTTGGAGTACATTTTCTGGCCTTCAGTGATGAACGAGGACTGCACTTTTTCTGCGCCCGCCACGTCACCAACTTTTAGACGACGCTGTATCTCAGTCGCTGTCGCTGGGTCATACCGGAAGGTACCAACTCCGCCGTTGTCTAAACTGTCTTGCAGTGATCTTGCAATTTGAGCGTTACGTTCTTGTGCTGCTTTGTTTTGAGCTATCTGTGTGCGAATGTTAAACAGGTCAGCGCTTTGTCTTGACCGCTCCTCGGCGCGTTGCGCGAGCGCTTTTTGTGGGCCCTCAATGTCCCCAGACCACCACGCGTAGGCGTCCTTCACCCCTTCCAGAAACCCACCATATTGCGCTTGGCGATCCTGATACAGCTGCTCCATGGCATCAAGGACGCCCTTACTAAGTGGCACGTCGCCAGATGCTGACGGGATCTGCAGCCCGGATTTAGATGTCACCTTGACAGGTTTTGTCATCACCGGCATGGCCACCTCGTCAGCACCCTCGGTGCTTTCGCCAGTTTCAAAGTGTGCTAATCCGCCTTTTTTATACATAGTTATTCCTAAATATCATAGTTACCAGAGTCTATGTCCGGATCGTAGTTTAATCCGGAGTCAAAACCCCCAGTATCATAGTTACCAGAGTCTATGTCCGGATCGTAGGGGAACGCGGAGCCGCCGCCTTGGTCTTCCTCGGGGTTGCCATAAGACCCAGGCTCATACGTCTGAATAATTTCGCCAGAGGACGGGTCAATTAGCATTGTCTCGCCGGCTTCGTTTGTGTACACGTAGTTTCCGGCCTGGTCGTAGTAGCTCGATCCAGCCTGTGGTGATCCTTCACTCCCCCCGGTTAGGTAGTCGTAGGCGCCTGAGATGAGGCCACCAACACCACCGCTAACACCAAGCTGCCCCAAGAGGCCGGTTGTTTTAACTGGTTTGCCCTGAGCATCTTTTAGTATGTTGCCCTGCGAGTCGCGAACGTAGTCACCACCCTGGAGGGCCTTCATACCGGTCTGACCAAACGACAGCAGGCCCAAAATTTGATTGAGCGCGCCAAGGTCCTTGGTCTGCGTCGTTGTCTTGCCCGTCTGAATACTTTGCAGGATCTTGGCGAGGTTGGCTGAGCTGGCGTATGGCTGGTTCTCCTGGTACGTTGCGACGTTTGTGCCGGACTGCGCCAGAGCGTTGGCGAGGTTGCTGAGGCCTGCGCCTGCGGCTACGCCGGTCTGCTGTGAGTCGAGGATGGCCTTGAGCTGACGTTGCTCCATGTCGCTCATCACCTTGCCAGTCGCTGCGATGTCCGCGGCGCGGTTCATCGAGCTTCCAAAGTCACCGCCTGCTATGCGACCAGCGGTGGACTGCGCTCTCACATCAGGCAGCATTTTC